AGTCTCAGGAACTTATTGAGGAAGAATTGGATGATGAAGAGGGAGAAGAACCTCTAAGTATCTAGTTCTATGAGCTTAGACAAATACCATTTAGCTTTTCTTAAGGATTCTTTTCCTCCCTTATGACGTTCACGCCACATATATTTAGCTACATTACCTTTTAAATAACCACGGAACTCTTCTGGAGTCAGCTGGGCTTCTATCGCATCTATGCATTCTACAGAACTTGCTGCATAGTGAATTGGTTTCTCTACTGGATCGAAGAAGTGTAGAGTACCATCTGCTGGTGTGACAGTAGGCATCGGACAAAAGTCGTCAGTACATTCTTCCATTATCTGATCTACTTCCCTGTTTTCGAATTCGGAGAGTCTAAAGCCATTAAGAGGGTTCTTGGTCTGACTGAAACCGCTGGATAATTCTTCATCGCCTCTTCCATAGATGGTATGTATCCTGTCATTCCTGGGCGTTGTCCCTCCATCCCTAAATTCTTTCTCTCCATTCCCTCTTCGCATGCTGCTAATCCTCGGTTATACATATCATACAGAGGAACATCATTTTTTTCATTATCTATTTCAGCTCCAAAATCTTCTATAGATAGACCTCTGCATTTGACTTCGTCTTTAACGAAATCACTTAGAAAATTAGTTGCACCAAGCATGGCTATATAAGGTATGATTTCTTTCTCTTACAATGGTATCATGGCACGATTCTACGATTCCACTTACGACCCCAGACAAGACTCAGGTACATCTGGAGCAGAACTATCAGACTTAAATCCTGAACAAGGATATGATGTGGACCTGCGTCGTTTCGATATGGATCAGCGAGGAGATGTAGAAGATATAAATAACCAGCAGAACAGAGTAAGACGGTTCTTCAAATCTGCAAAAGCTGCAGGAGCATTTAGACAACAATCTGGATTTGATGAGCCTTCTTTAGGAGGACGTATACCGGTAGGTAAGGCAGATATAGGAGGCACAGAACTACCAAGTCTTAGAGGACGTAACTTTGGGGGACCTGGAGCAGGGTCTACTGAATATGCCAGTAAACCAAAACCACAGTTTGGAAAAGCTTTTTATTTATAACTAAACACCTACGGGCTTATTTATACTTTTTCTCTTTCTTTCTGGATAATCAATATCGCAAGGATTACCTCTATAAAATAACAACTGGGTGATGCCTTCATTGGCATAAATTCTATTAAATAAGGAGGTACAATTACTAATTTGTAATGTTAAATAACCCTCCCATCCGCTTTCAGCTGGAGTGATATTACAAAATATTCCTGATCTTGCATAGCTTGATTTTCCTACAGCCATTACAGTTATATCTTTAGGTAATTTTAATCTTTCTTCTGCCCTACATAGACAATATCCATAAGGTGGTAACAAGAAGTATTTACCTCTTTCATCTTCATTTAGTTCTGTATTTTTCAGTATTTCAGTATCAAAATCTTTAGGATCACACATGCCTGTTTGTGTACCTCCAAACAGTAAACATTTTTCTTCAGACAATCTTATATCGTAGCCATAAGAGTTTAATCCATAACTTAAAGTCTTCTTACCATTAATTTCCTTAACTTCAGTTGGCACAAAGGGTTCTATCATGTTTTCTTTATCAACAAGATGCTTAATTTCCCAATCAGATAAGATACTCATGGTCGTTTTTTATATCGTTCGAGTATATCTAATCTAACAAAGGAGTCTACCTTTTTCACTATAAATATCTATGAACTTTTCTATCATTTTTGTAGAGCCCTGTATTGGTGGTAGATACACCAAAAAGGATGTACAAGTTTTATGCGAACTGATACCTTTGCTTGTATTTTTTAATAACGTCGGAGCTGTCTTTAATATACAAATAGGGAAGTCAAATATCTTCTGTTCGTATCTAATCATGTCAGGACAATTTGTAAAATAGAGTCCTTGTTTAACTTCTTTTGCTAACCAAGCTTTATACAATTTACGGAACCATACAGCATGAGAAGAAGTTAAGCTCGGAGAGGACGCTCTAGTCATCTTCCACTTAACATTTTTCTTGTCCCAAAAGTATGCTCCACTAGGAGGAAAGAGGTATACATTTCCGTACCATTGTTGACAATTAAGACCATCATCACTGGGACTAAAGAATTCATCAGCCTCTACATACTTATTGGCTGTTTTTGAACTTGCAACGTCTAATTCTATACCTTCTAACAAAGCATGAGCAGAAGCAATAAGGTCGTAATTAGTAATTAATTCAAGGTCTTCTCTCCTTTTGGTGACATCATGTATGGCCATTAATTCATGGAACAAGGAGAGGCATCTACTTTATCAAAGTTTTCATAATCAATTTCTAGATATCTAATACCATCCTTATCTAATACCATGTATCCTGATTTCTTTTTAGGATCTATTTTCTCTGCTCTGTTTAATATTCTCTTTAGACTTTCAGCTAAATCATCATTATTAATGGCTTCACATAATCGTATATCCTCTCGTATGTCTTCCAAACTACACCAAGTTTCTACTTTTAGATTGGGATTTAGACGCATAACCCCTGGTCCTTTAAGATTCCAAAACTTTAAATACTGTTCTCCTTGGTCTGCAAGTATGAATTTAATGGTGGTGTCTAAGAAAGCGGCTTTATTTGGGTCCATATCTGGTCCTATTACGGAAGCGATTAGTTTTTCTCTTCTATTCATTTTTTTAGTAGTCCCTGTCTGGTTAGTGATTCGAGTAATTTAGGCATCGGTTGATAAAGAACAACCATTTTTCCTAAAATACCACGCTTCTTTACTAATTTGCCATCCTTATCTCTTACTTTATTGAACTCTCCTGACCTTATTAAATATTCAGCAACACAGCGTAATCGTCTTTTTAAAGGTAACTCAGCTTGAGGAAACTTACCACAAATAGTATCTGCCTTCATGTCTTGAAAAGCAATTCGTAATCTGTTTGCTAAAGTCATATTTGAATTTGCGTCTTCTTCCTCATAATTTTTTACATTTTCTAAATATCTTTTTAAACATCCATCATCAAAAGATCCTTCGGGAGGCATAAACATTTCCACTTGTAGTTGTAAAGATTTAGATAATGTTTGTTTATAATTTTTTACCGTAACTTTTGTTATATCGATGTTAACGAACCGATGAGCTATCATGTTAATTTACCGGAGCTAGTTGTTATATACATAGGAGAAGCTTTTTTACGATAATCTTGTGAATTAAAGTCTCTATTCTTAGCAAAAGATTGTACTAATTGATTCCATGGGATTCTTATCAACGCTTTTCTGCCTGAATCAGGTGAAGCATTAACATAATGTATACCTTCGACCCAACCTTTTTCAGGATTCTTTTTACCTAGAGCCATCCAATTACGAAGTGTCTGATCTGAAACTCCCAGTCTACGAGAGCATTCTTCGGTGCTAATGTATTCATCAGCAAAAGCTTGAGGGTTAAGAACATCCGTAGAATTATCTTCGTAACGACTATGCCACATTGCAGATAAAATATTTTTTATCCCTTTTAATTCCCACGCTATATCTTCCAAACCCTTGCGTAATCCTGGCCTCATAATACCACTCCTGTCTATTAGATGCTAATGTGAAAGTAAATAGTTTTCGTCAATGGAAGAACAAGTACCTCCTAGTCAATCACCAGTTAATCCGCAGATTACTCCCGAACAAATAGAGCAAATGAAAGCTCGTGCTAGAGAGTTGGCTATACAACAAACTTTAGCTCAAAATGCACCTACTTTGCCACCTCAAGGCCAACTTCAACCCAAAGTAGTTTATGTTAGAAGAAACTTAACGATTGCAGAGATTGTTTTACTATTAGTAGTTTCTTGTTGTTTAGTTACTGGGGTACAATTTACATGGAATGTTGTTAACGAATTCTTACCAAGATTAGAGATAAGAGTTAAATAAGCCTCAGAATACTGGATCTATAATTGTTAAATAAGCATGCATATTTATAGGTCGTGGCAAATCGTAGAATTAGTGAGTTACAGGAGCAAGCAGGTCTTCAATTAGCAGAAGATGATCTATTGACGGTTGTAAATGTATCTGAACCTGATCCGGGATTAAAGAATAAAAAGTTAACAATATCTGGCACAAAAGCGTATTTAAATGTTCATTATTTACCTAGAACAGGCGGTACTATCAGTGGAAGTACGGTAATTCAAAATAATTTAACGGTATCTGGCACAACAAATATTGCAGGACTAACAGTAACCGATCTATTAACCGTTAGTGGTTTAGTTATACAGAATGACGCTACTGTCTCTGGAACTATTAGTGGTACCAACATAACCGGTGGATCTATCGAAGGTTCTACTATAAAAGCTGTAACCTTTACGGGAACTACAATCAACGCTGAGAGTGGGAAATTTAGCACTGTTGTAAGTGGGGTCACAGTAACTGGTACTAATGCTTTATTTACTAATGCAACCGCAACTAATATTACTGGTACTACCGTCACTGGCACGACTGCAAACTTTACTACAGTCAACGCCGTAGATCTTAACGTTACTGATGATTTAGTTATAACTGACGATCTGGCCGTAGGTGGTGATTTAACAGTCACCGGTAATACCAGCATCTTAGGTAATACAGATATCGGTGATGCTACCAGTGATACTGTTACTTTCACAGCTCGTGTTGATGCTGATTTAGACCCAGCTGCAAATGATCAGCATGATTTTGGAGATCCTTCTTTACGTTGGAAGGGAATACACGGCGTAACTGTCACTGCCACAACGGGAACTATAACTAATGTCACAGCAACGAATATTACAGGTACTACCGTCACTGGTACTTCTGCTCTGTTTACTAATGCAACCGCAATCAATATTACAGGTACTACTGTTACTGGTACTTCTGCTCTATTTACAAATACCACAGCGACGAATATAACAGGTACCACCATCACTGGTGCCACCGGTTTATTTACAAACATCACAGCTCAGGATTTTACGGTAGAAGATGATTTTGATGTAGCAGATGATGTAACTATTGGTGGAGATGCGACTGTAACAGGAACTATCGAGGGTAAAGGAACTATATCAGGAGCAATAATAACAGGTGGAACCAAGATATTATCGCCTTTGATAACAGGTGCAACTGTTGTTGGTACTACTACAGTTTCAGGTGTAACAGTCACTGGCACTCATGCCTTATTTACTAATGCAACAGCTACTAATATCACAGGTACCACAGTCACGGGAACCACGGCTAATTTCACTACAGTTAATGCAGTTGATTTGAATGTTTCTGACGATTTAGATGTAACAGATGACACTACTATCGGAGGAGATTTAACAGTAACTGGTAATGCTTCGGTATTAGGTAATGTAGATATAGGTAATGCAGATAGTGATACAGTCACCTTTACTGCCGTTGTGGATTCAGCGATTCTTCCTGACGCAACCGCTAATGATCGTGATTTAGGTAGCACTGCTAAAACCTGGAGAGCACTTTATGCGACTACCGTAGTAGCCACTACAGGAACTATTACTAACATCACAGCTACAAATATCACTGGAACCACAGTTACTGGTACTAATGCTTTATTCACTAATGCAACTGCGACCAATATAACGGGTACTACGGTAACAGGTACGAGTGCTTTATTCACTAATGCGACAGCTACTAATATAACCGGTACTACAGTTACTGGTACTACTGCGAACTTTACCACTATTAATGCAGTAGATCTTAATGTAACTGATGATATAGGTATAACCGATGATCTAACTGTTGGTGGAGATTTAACAGTTACAGGAACCATTGAGGGTAAAGGAGCGACTATATCTGGTGTAACAGTCACTGGCACTCATGCTTTATTTACCAATGCAACAGCCACAAACATTACAGGAACCACAATTACAGGTGGAACTATCAAAATGAGTGGAGATACAGTAGCTACTCAGACCTTTGCTGAAGACAGTTCGATTGTCTTTGCAATTGCTCTAGGTTAACCCCTCATAAAATAGAAGAAATATTGATTAGGTTTTATAGATAAATGGCTCGTTTCGTCTCAGTCTGTCGGGCAGATGTTACTAATAATTCTACGGTTGCCTCACAACAAGCGGTAATTACAGGTTCGACAAATTCGAGTGGAGTACCCGCATCTACTTATGGAGTCATATTAAGTATCCTAGCTTCCAATAAAAACGTTAACTCACAAAATGTGACCGTTACTTTATTTAAAGGAGGAGTTGGAGGTACAGCGGCCCGTTTAATCACCTCTGGAGAGATACCATCTAAGTCTGCTCTAGAGTTTATGAC